TTTGGTACGACTGGGGCGTAATCCGTCGCGATACGGCATTGAGGGGGGCACTTGTTGCCCCCCTTTTTGTCTCTTATAATTATTTGTCCCTGACAGCTAACTTTCTGTAGCTGACATTAGCCACGACAGGAGATTCAAATGGCTACTACTACCTTCCAAGGCATTGTTCGTTCTTATGGTGGCGGCGGAAAGGGTACTGTTACCCCCGGCGTCATGGTTGAGAGCGTCCAGTTTGCCTGCGATCCGACTGCTACCGGTGCCACGAATGTTCGTATTGGCACTTCTTCGTCCACGGGCAACACCCTGACGATCCCGGCTGGTGCGATTATCATGTCTGTCCAGACGATTCAGGCGGGCACGGGCGGCACGAATCCGACTATTGATGTCGGCACTTCTGCTGACAACGATGGTATCTTTAACGAGCTTCCTGTTGACGTTGCTGGTGAGATTACCGGTGCGAATGGCGCTCTGTGTGTTGCTGGTGGTCTGGCTGCCAACGCGACGGTTCAGGCTAAGGTCGGTGCTTCTGCGGCGACTGGCGGCACTTTTGTCGGCCTGATGACCTACGCGATGGCGGACAACGGCGCAGAAGCCAGCTAATAGGGGGAACTCATGGCTGATGCAGTAACCTCTCAAACGCTTGCTGACGGCCAGCGCACGGCTGTCTTCAAGTTTACTAACATCAGCGATGGAACGGGAGAGTCTGGCGTTACGAAAATCGATGTTTCGGCTCTCTCCACCCTTCCTGATGGTCGTTCTTGCACTGGTGTCTCAATCGACAAGATTTGGTGGCAATGCAACGGCATGAAGGTGCAGATTCTCTGGGAGGCTACTGCTGACCAGTTCTGTATTGAGCTTGGCGAAAACCAGAGCGGCTACCACGATTATCGTGTTTTTGGTGGTCTCACCAATAACGCCGGTTCTGGGAAGACTGGTGACGTTGCTTTTACCACAGTTGGTCACACTGCTGGTGATACCTACACCGTCATCATGGAATGTACTAAAACCTTTGCATAAGGATTCACAAGATGAAAAAGCGTATGATGCGTGGCGGTGGTTCTGCCCGTAAGAACGGTGCCAAGATGATGAAGCGTGGCGGCTCTGCTAGTAAAAACGCTCCAAAAATGATGAAACGCGGCGGTAAGGTCAAAAAGATGGCTTCCGGCGGCGATGTCTCGGGACGGACCATGTCAAATGCAGACATTGCGCGGGCATTGGGCGAGAGTGGTCGCACCATTAGTAACAGAGACCGTGAGCGTATTATGAAGGCTCTGATGCCCGAGAGTGATCGCACCATTAGTGACAGAGACCGTAAGCGTCTGAAATAATGGCGACTTCTGGTTCAAAGAACTACACACCCTCTGTAGCTGATTTCATAGAAGAGGCTTACGAGCGTTGTGGTCTTGAGATTCGGGCGGGCTGGGATGCTCAGTCTGCCCGTAACTCATTGAACTATATGCTTGCCGACTGGGCTAACCGGGGCGTCAACAACTGGACGGTTACTCAGGTTAGTCAGACTGTCGCTACGGGAATTACTGAGATTCCTGCGGGGACGATCACGATCACCGTTGCTGACAGTTCTTCTTTTTCTGTCGCGGAAACCATTACTGGGGGCACCAGTGCTGCTACGGCAAGTGTCCTGAGCAAGCCAACCTCCACTACAATGAACCTGACGGTCCCTAACGGCACGTTTACGGCCTCAGAGACCATCACGGGTGGCACAAGTGGAGCGACCACTACGGTCACAACTGCCCCCAGTCTTGTAGACACTCAGAATACGATTGATATTGTTTCTGCCATCATTCGTCGTGACGGCAACGATATCAGTCTTGAGCGCATTGGCCGCTCAGAATACCTTCAGATTCCTGACAAGGATGCCAGCGGGCGTCCTACGCAGTTCTTCTTAGATCGCCAGATCACTCCGGTTATTAAGCTCTGGCAGGCCCCGGAGAACAGCACCGACACCATAATCTATGATCGACTCGTAAGAATGGATGACGCGGATGCAGCCCAGAATGACATGGGAGTGCCGTTTAGATTTTTCCCTGCCCTTGCCGCAGGATTAGCTTACTACACATCGATTAAACGCGCTCCTGAGAGAATGCAAATCCTGAAGGCTTTGTATGAAGAGGAGCTAATGCGGGCAATGGCGATGGATCGCGACCGCCCGTCGATGTTCATAAATCTCGGATACAGATACTAGCACATGGATTCTTCCCTGAAGGGCAAGTCCGTCGCCATCGTGGCGATGGGGGCCAGCAACGCTGACTTCATTAAACAATCGGCTTCCAAGGGGTCTCAAACGCAAGTAGCGGATGAGGTCTGGGCTATCAACAGCATGGCCGGTGTGATTCAACACGATAGGGTCTTTATGATGGACCCTGTGGCGCGGTTCTTTGATACGGAACTTGCCGGTCCTATGACCTTCGGCATGAGGGAGTGGCTCCCCAGACATCCGGGACCGATTTATACGGTTGCCTTAGACCCACGCGCTCCGGGCCTGAAGCTCTACCCGATCACGGAAGTCGTGGCAAAGATTGGGGTTCCTTACTTCAACAATACCGCTGCCTACGCCATTGCTTATGCGATTGCCAATGAGGTCAGGAAAATTGAGCTTTACGGGGTTGATTTCTCGTATGCTCACGACCGCCATATGGCTGAAGCGGGTCGCGGCTGCTGCGAGTTTCTGTGTGGAATGGCTGTCCGGTCATTTGGCATTGAGATTCAGGTTGGGCCGTCCAGCACATTTCTGGACGTTAATGTTCCTGATGAGGACAGGCTGTACGGATACCGTGATCTGCCCTTATATAATTACGGAAACAAGATCAAGTTAGACTATAATGACCAGAACAAACTATGGTCTGTAGTCGAAGTGGAGCCACCGAAAGATGGCATATGCTAAAGGGAAATACTCGTATGTAACGAGTGATCGTAGCGGGGTTCGTTACCTCAAGAGGGACGTTCGCCGTGAGTGGAACGGGTTCATTGTCGGAAAAGACGAATATGAACCCAAGCATCCGCAGCTTACGCCACCCCGCGTCGTTGCTGACCCAGAAGCAATCAGGAACGCCAGAAATGATCGGGTAGAGCCTCCGGTAGAGGTTCTTCTGAATCCCGACCCATTCCTTAGTTCAACTGCCGGTTCTGCTGTTATTACTGTAACAGAGATTGCTCATGGCCGATCCACGGGGGATGTTGTTGCCTTCCGTAATTGTGAGCCATTTGATGGGTTTTCTTCTGCGGTATTGCAGAACGCTTCAGGATATTCGATTACTGTAGTGGACTCTGATACATATACTTTTACGGCGTCTTCGGGCACCGCAACTGTTGGGTCTAAGAATGGTGGTGGCGATGTTGCCTCTGCTGGCCCGGTGACTGTGGAGGCATAAATGTCTTGGACTTTTGCAACCCTGAAGACCGCGATTCAGGATTATACGGAGAACGACGAAACCACTTTCGTCAACAATCTCAATAACTTCATTCAGATGGCTGAAGAGCGCATCCTGAAGGAGGTTCAGTTCGACGTATTCCGAAAGAATCAGACCGGAACCATGAGTTCTGGCAACAAGTACCTGACGAAACCGACTGATATCCTTGCGGTATTCTCTCTCGCGATTAAACCGGCCAGCGGGTATGTGGAGCTTCTCCAGAAGCACCCGACCTTTATTGCTGACTACAATCCAGACGATACGGTGACCGGGACGCCAAAATACTACGCTAACTTTGACGATACGACCTTTGTTATTGCCCCCACGCCTGACGCTAACTACACGGCAGAAGTGCATTACTTCTACCGCCCCAATAGTCTTACGGCTGGGGCAGAAGGTGGCACAACGTGGCTCAGCACCAACGCTCCCCTTGCACTGCTTTACGCGAGTCTTGTTGAGGCTTATACCTTTATGAAGGGCGAGCCGCAGCTTATTCAGCTTTACAATGAGCGTTATATTGAGGCCCTTGGCAGGCTGAAGAACATGGCTGAAGGGCTGGATCGTCAGGATCAATACAGATACGGATCACTAAGGCAGGCTGTTAGCTAATGTTTGACGTCCAGCTTGGGCAAGTAGAGATTTCTGTTACTTCTGGCAGACCGCACACCCCAGAAGAAATTGCCGAAATAGCACTCAAGAAGATTATTTACGTCGGAAAAGACTTGCCGCCTGAAATACAGTCTCAGGCTGAGTCATACAGAAAAAATCTGTACCATATTCTGCTGAGTTATATTAAGATGGGCGAAAGGGCTGAGCGTTCTCTTGTCTTGCAGGCCCTAGATCGTGCGGACATGAAAGACGCTGCTGCTTTCGTTAGGAGTTTGTGATGGCTATTACCACCGCAATGTGTACCTCTTTCAAAACAGAATTGATGGAGGGAACCCACAATTTCACCACTGGTGGCGATGCCTTTAAGCTGGCTCTCTATACCACCGGAGCGTCCTTGGATGCCTCTACCACGGTCTATGTGACTGGCGGTGAGGTAACAAGCACCAATTATTCGGCTGGTGGCGCTGCCCTTACCAAGGTATCGACATTTCCCAAGGCCACCGGGACGACGGCAATCACCGACTTTGACGACCTGACTTTCAGCACGGTAACTGTCGCTGCCCGTGGTTGCCTGATCTACAACAGCACGGATGCCAATAAGGCTGTTGCTGTCATTGATTTTGGCGGCACCAAGTCCTCTACGTCTGGCGACTTTACGGTTCAATTCCCATCACCTACGGCTACTGGCGCGATCATCCGAATCGCCTAATGGAGTAATCCATGGCGAACATAACGGGCTGGGGCCGCGATACATGGAGTTCTGGACCGTGGGGTGAGCCAATCCCGGTTGAGATTACCGGGGTTGCGGCTGCTGGTGGCGTAGGTTCCCTAACTGTATCTGCTGCTGCCGTCCAAGTCCTTGCGGGGGTTTCTGCTACTGGTGGAGTTGGCGCGGTTACCGTGTCCATTCCTGCCAGTCAGACCCTGTCTGGGGTTTCTGGGGTTGGTGCCGTTGGCTTCATTGCCGTTTCAGCAGATGCGGCAGTCACATCTGGCTCGGTATCAGCAACAGGGTCTGTAGGCTCCCCAACAGCAAGCGCCGGGGCTGGCGCTTCAGCTACGGGTGTTGCAGCAACTGGTGGTGTAGGGTCTGTATCAGCGTCTACTGACGTAAACCTCGTTGCATCTAGCGTTTCTGCAACAGGTTCTGTTGGCTCTCCCACAATATCGACAGCTACGGTTGCTCAGCCCGCTGGGGTTTCCGCAACGGGGTCTGTTTCCTCTGTCTCTGTGTCCATATCCATAACTGGAAATGCGACGGGGGTTGGCGCTACTTCGGGGTTGGGGGTCACTACACAGTCGGCTGACGCTAATCAGTCTGCTTCTGGGGTTTCTGGCGTATCCGGGCTTGGGACAGTTACGACTACGGCAGGCGCTAATGCTGCCGTTTCTGGTGTTCAGGGGGCTGGGGCTGTAGGTCAGGCGACAAGCGCAGTTTCATTTACTGTTCCCGTTTCTGGTGTTTCCGCCACATCTTCTGTTGGATCAGTATTCGTTAAGTATAGCTCAGTAATAACACTTCAATCTGTTGCTGGAATTACTGGGGTAGGTAGTGTAAATATATGGGGTCTGGTAGATGATGCTCAGACTGCGTCTTGGGCACCTACTTCGACTACTCAGACCCCGACTTGGGAGTCTGTGGATGATTCGCAGAGTCCGGGCTGGACTGACCTTGCTGCATAGAGAGATAAGCAATGCCTAGCACATATACTACAAATCTTGGCATCGAGAAGATTGCTACTGGCGAGCAATCGGGTACTTGGGGAAACACCACAAATACCAATCTTGATATTCTTGACCAGTCTATTGACGGCATCATCTCGATTACCCTTGCTTCTGCTGGCTCTAGCGGATCGCCAAATTCGCTCCCCATTACAGACGGGGCGGTATCAAATGGCCGCAATAAGTTCATCGAGTTTGTTGATGGCGGCGATCTTGGCGCGACGGCTTATGTCCAACTGACGCCCAACGATTCCGAAAAGATCGTTCACATCAGAAACAGTCTCTCTGCCAGCCGATCAATCATTGTCTTTCAGGGAACCTACAACGCCAGTAATGACTATGAAATTCTGAATGGCGAAGATGTCCTTCTGAAATTTGATGGCGCTGGTGCTGGTGCTGTTGTCTCTCAGGTATTTGCCAATCTTGCTCTTCCTTCGGTCAACATTGATGGAGGAACGATTGACGGGGCTACTATTGGCGGTAGCACAGCCGGTGCTGGGACATTTACTTCTTTAGACACAAGCGCCGTTAGCGGGATCATCCAGAGCAACCCAAGTTTCATTGACACCTGTCTCGTCGGGCCATCAGTTGATGGCAAGGCGTGGGCTGGCGCGTTCAGCAACGGGTCGGTTTGGACCTCACTAATGCTTGCAACGGTCGAGACCAGTGGCGCAAATGCCGAAGTCAACATCTGGGATTTGACGGCTGGTACGCTTGCGAGCGCAACGCCACTTGCGACGTTGACGTTGACGGGTGCCACGCCGACGAGCATTGCAGCAAGCATGGGCTATGTGATTGTCGGCACCAGCGACCAAGGCTTTCACATTGTTGACCCGCATGATGGGGCGTGGGCCGAGCGTACCGATGGTTGGCCGCGTTCGCTGACGGCAAGCACCACCCCCGCGCTTTCTGATAACAATGTTCAGTCTGTCAATGCGACGATTGCTGGTGGTGCGCCCTATGATCCGCGCACTGGTGGCTCTGTGCCAACCTTTGTTATCGGGCTTGGTGCCACAAAAGATTTCGACGGCATCATGGACAACGGCACAGTTGTCGCAGCCCCAGCGAACACATCTCTGAGCAACATTGTCGGCGTTCACAACGACTTTCTGATTTACGAAAGCAACACCGCTGGCAACACATACTATGGGTCTATTAGTTACGCGAGAGACAACGCATCATGGTCGATTGCAGCACTTGACGGGAGTGGTGGTTATCCTCTAACGGGCACAGTCAACACTATTCGTAGTGGCGCTCAACAAACTCTTGTTGGTCGTAGCGATGGCTTGATTAGCTACTTTGGTAGCTACTTACCCGGTTCTGTTTCCGCTTCAATTCTTGCGGGAAATAGAACATCTGAGGCGTGGGCAACCGCTGCTATTACAAATAGCTACAACTCGGGATATATGCCGGGCCAAGTTGACGCTTCTTGTGTTCTCGCCGCCCTTGCCAACTCAAAGACCGCTGATCGTTCCGGCAAATCCAACACGCTAACTGAGAACGGCACCATCACCGCAGCAGCGGTTGAGACTGGCGCGGAATTGATGGCATACAGCGGCTTTAGTGCCGGGACTAATTACCTAAGCCGCGCCCACGATACCGATTTCGATATGTCGAGCGGCGCGTTTTGTGTCGAGTTTTGGCTTAAGCAAGGGGATACTTCCGGCGGCATCGAATACGTGTTTGCTCGATGGAGAACCGATGGAACTGGCGCGTATTTCACAGCTTGGATTGAGACAACTGGCACCCTTAGCTTTCGCATTGATGATGGCAGCAGCGGAAACACAACCGGGTCGTCGGGTCTAATTGTTGATGATAGCGTTTGGCACCACATAGTGGTCCAACGGACCTCGGACAATTATCAAGAGGTCTATGTGGACGGCGTTCGGCGCGCCCGTTCCGACGCGACAGGCGTTACAGGGATCACCGACGCCTCGGCGGTTCTTCACATAGGTCAGCGGTCCGATGGAGCCGGAGCTTTGGCTAACGGTGAACTGTCCTTGTTCAGAATTACGAAGGGCGTGGCGTTGAGCGCCAATCAAGTGCGGCGTTCCTACGAAGCCGAAAAGGGCATGTTCGCCGCTAACGCGAAGTGCCTCCTGCAAGGCGCAAGCGACGCCGTCCTAGATGCCCGTGTTGACCCGCTGACCGGCAAGTACATCGTCACTCAGTCCGATACGCAAGACATCTTCGACGGACTGGCTATTGAAACTGAGCGCACCATCGCGGCTGGCGGCACCACGTTTGAGCACGGCCTGTTATGGGGCGATGCGGTAGCGGAAATCAACGACGCCAACCTGTTCGCATCCACTCCGGCAACTGACCAACGGCAAGTCAACGAGATGGTCCGTTCAATGGCGGCGGAACTTCCGGCGGGCGTTGATCTCAGCAAGGCGAAGGCTTGGTGCATTTGGGACATGAGCAGCGGCTCGGCAGTCATTCAAGCCAGTTACAATGTTGAGTCTGCCTTGCGAGTTGCGAGCGGTAAGACCAACATTTATTTTTCTGTGCCATTCAAAGACAGCGATGCAACTGGGCTGACGCATTACGTTGCTGTGGCGTCCTCGATTGCGTCCACTTACAACTGCGAACCCGCTGGCCTCTATAAGGATCGTGTGCTGGTTTATGTTCGCAATGACGCTGGCAGCTACACAGACCCGTCTTGGGTTTCGGTAATCTGCTTTGGAGAACTCGAAGATGAATAATCTCATCGTCACCGCTGATGGAGCGGTCATTCACTCTCTCAGCCCATCGGCCACCATCGCAAAGCTAATGGAAGCCAAGGCAACCCCAGCGACTTATGATGCTGATGGAGTTGAACTAACACCTAAGACTTACCCTGATGCTGCTACTGTTTATGAGGAAGTAGACATCGATGAGGTTGATCTACGCACACACAGGTGGCTTGCCGCTCTCTACGAAAGCGAAGAATGGGCTGCTCTAAGAGCAGAGCGTGATCGGCTTCTGGCGGCAAGCGACTGGGTTGTCGTGAAAGCGCAGGAAGCTGGCGAGGCAGTGCCTGCCGCTTGGCAAGCCTACCGCACCGCGCTGCGCGACTTGCCTGCCAACACCAGCGACCCCGCCAGCCCGGTCTGGCCGACCAAGCCAGCGTAGTGTTTAGGCTTGCCGCCATAGCGTTGTTGGCGCTGTTGGCGGGGGCAGCATACGGACAATCATGCGCCCCGCGAGAGTCTTTGGAGAAAGTGGTTAGGGATTACGGTGAGAAACAGATTGGGTATGGAGTAGATGGGCTATCTGAGAGTTATGTAACAATTTATGCGGCTAGTTCTGGGGCGTGGACTTTTTTAATGACCCCTAAAAATGAACCGAGTCTTCTTTGCATAGTCGGTACTGGCACTCAATTTCAAAATAATGATGGCGGAATCACAGGGGTTTTCAATGATGGCTCCATATTCAATGTCTCTTACTCCGCCAGCGGTGATTGGGTTTTGATGTACATGGACTCTCGGATAATGAGATGGCAGGAGCTTTCAAAGGGGTATGGCTGGGAGGCTGTTTCTGCTCCCGGACAATCTGCTGGTGATTAACTATGCCTCTCTTCTCAATGAAATTTCGTCCCGGCATCAACAAGGACCAAACTGACTACACGAACGAGGGGGGCTGGTTCGACAGCGACAAGGTGCGCTTCAACAATGGCCTGCCAGAAGTCATTGGTGGTTGGGAAAAGAAGACTACCAACAGCTTTCTTGGGTCTTGTCGTTCCCTCCATGCTTGGGTTGCCACTGACTCTGAGCTTTATCTGACTGTTGGAACGAACATCAAGTATTACGTTGACGAGGGTGGTGGGTTTTACGACATCACCCCTATCAGAACGACTACTTCTGCGGGCGCTATTACGTTTGCTGCGGTAAATGGGTCGTCAACGATCACGGTAACCAATGTAAGCCACGGCGCTCTTGAGAACGACTTTGTGACGTTCAGTGGGGCGGTCAGCCTTGGTGGTCAGATTACTGCTGCTATTCTTAATCAAGAATATCAGGTTGAAACCGTCATCGATGCAGACAACTACACTATTACTGCCAGAACCGTATCTAGCATTGTAGATATTACGGTTGGCGGGGTTCTTGTCCCAACCACGGTAAATGCTGATGGTTCTGACACCGGCAATGGGGGGGCATCTGTAGTTGGCGTTTACCAGATCAACACGGGCCTTGACACAACTGTTGCAGGGACGGGCTGGGGTGCTGGCACTTGGGGTCGTGGCACTTGGGGTTCCGCCGCTACAAGCCCGACGACTGGTCAGATACTTCGACTTTGGTCAGAGGATAACTGGGGTGAAGACCTGATATTTAATCTCAGGGACGGTCCCATTTATTACTGGGACAAAAGTTCCGGGACCGGTACGCGGGGCGTACTGCTAAGCAGTTTTGGTGGGGCTAGTGGCGTTCCAACGGTTAGCAGAAAGACGATTGTCAGCAACCAGCAGCGTCAGGTTGTCTCGTTTGGCGTTAATGAAATTGGCTCTTCCGACCAAGACCTGATGCTTGTCCGGTATTCTGATTTTGAGTCGGCGGTAAACTGGACACCGACCCTCGAAAACAATGCTGGACGGCAGCTTCTGTCTAACGGCTCCGCAATTATTACGGCTTTCGAGACACAGAAGGAAATCCTCATTTGGACAGACACCTGTGTTTATTCAATGCAGTTTGTCGGTGGAGACCTCGTCTACAGATTTGAGATTGCAAGTCTCGGGCCTAGCATCATTGGGCCAAATGCTGCCGTGTCTGCTGACAACGCCGTGTTCTGGATGGATAGGGAGGAGTTCTACGTCTACACAGGCCGTGTGCAGCCGATCCCCTGCACCGTTAAGGAGTATGTCTTTAACGACATTAACCTTAATCAATCTCCAAAGATTGTTGCTGCCTTCAACAAGGATCACAATGAGATTACTTGGTTCTACCCAAGTGCTGACAGTGAAAACATCGACAAATACGTCACATATGATTTTGGTCAGCAAGTGTGGACGATTGGCACCCTTAACAGAACCGCTTGGCTTGAGAGCGGGCTGTATTCGCAGCCGATTGCCGCTGGGACTGACGGCTATCTCTATTACCAAGAGTTTGGTTACTCGGCTGATGGGTCTGCGATTTCTGCATACATCGAGAGCAGCGACATCGATGCCTCAGACGGTCAGCAATTCGTGTTCTTCAAGCGTCTTCTGCCAGACATAACCTTTATCGGAACGGCAAATGACCCAACCGCAACATATACCGTTAAGGGAAGAAACGCCCCCGGAGAAACGCTTTCTACCAAAGCTACGGCTACTGTAGGCTCGACCACTGGGCAGAAGAACATTCGCGGTCGCGCTAGGCAGATTGCTCTGCGGGTTGAATCGAGCGATCTCAACGTGTCTTGGCGTCTTGGCACCAATAGACTCGATATTCAGCAGGATGGTCAGCGATGAGCAAGCAGGACCAAATCCTTACGAAGTCTCGACTCCCGGCTGCGCCGGATCAGTACGATATAGACACGTTCTCTGCGCTCATAAATTCGATTGAACTGATCTTTGCGAGCATCCCAACTCCTCAGGAGATAAGGAACCAGTCTGAAGCTCAGGCTTGGTTTTTGGGTTAGCCATGACAATCAATTACAGGGGAGAGCGGTTTGCTGGCTATAACAAGCCAAAGAGGACTCCGGGCCATCCCAAGAAGTCTCATGCCGTTCTCGCAAAAAAGGGCGACAAGGTTAAACTGATTAGATTTGGGCAGCAGGGTGTTTCTGGCTCTCCCAAAAAGAAGGGTGAATCTCCTTCTTATAGAAAGAGGCGCGAATCATTTAAGGCGCGTCATCGTAAGAACATCAATAAAGGAAAGATGTCTGCGGCTTATTGGGCGGACAGAGTGAAATGGTGATGTCATGTCTAGACAATTAAGCAGCATAAGTCGATTTGGAACTACCGAAGAGTTCTACCTTCAGGTTGCCCGATCCCAGATTGCAGGCCATGAGACTATCTTCAAGTTTGGTTTCAACCCTGATGTTGACGACGCGCTGGAAACCATATGGGCGGAGGGGGGCCTATACAGCTACTTGTCTGCCGCCACTATTCTGAAAGTATCAAGCTCAAGTACGGCTGATGCGGCTGCTGGAACCGGGGCAAGAACCGTTGAGATTTTCGGCCTTGATGGCAATTACAATGAAATCTCTGAAACTGTTACGTTGAACGGACAGACGGCGGTCAATACCACAAATTCCTATCTTAGGATTAACCGTGGCATAGTTAGGTCTGCTGGCTCTGGCGGTCAGAATGCTGGCGTAATCTACGCCGGGACAGGAACAGTTACGGCGGGTGTGCCCGCTAATAAATACCTGTCTATTGCTATTGGTGACAATCAGACCCTTATGGCTTTGTGGACAGTACCCGCTGGATATACGGCTTTCCTTCCTCAGACAGATGTTACTCTTGCCACGACTCAGAGCAACAAGTATTGCACCGCCAAGCTGGTTGCTCGCCCATATGGGGAAGTCTTTCAGGTGAAGGATGTTTTTGTAAAATCTCAAGGCAGCACGACTCAGGTCTATAGCATTCCCATTCGCTTTGATGAAAAAACAGACATCGAATGGCGGGCCATCGGCGATTCTGCTGGCTCTGATATTGCAATATCCGCTGGAATGGAAATTCTTTACATCAAGAACACGAGTCTGTAATGGCTAACACCTACAGAAATGCGTTTGCGAATTTGACGGCTACGGGTGCTACGGCAGTCTATACGTCACCTTCGGTCACCACAGCAATCGTGAAATCCCTGAGGATTGTAAACGTCACGACCGGAACTACCGGTAATGTTACAGTAGAAGTAACAGATAATAGTGCTTCTACCACATATACTTTTTCAAAGAACGTAAGTATTGCAGCAGGCGTTTCACAAGAAATGCTCGGCCAAGACACTTCGACTACTGCTGATGGGCAATCGATTATTGTGCTTGAAGAATCGGATGCTTTGAAAGTTACTCCTTCTGCTGCAAATGTTTTTCATGTTACTATGGCCGCGCTTGAGGTTACTTAGCCATGACTCCAATCCAGAACTTAGCCGACAATCTAGCCGCCCTAGGCCGATACGAGGACACCTATATGGTTCACGCCGCTGAAGGCGAAACCGTGGTGCCGCGTGATGTTCTGGACGCGAATCCCATCCTCAAGACGGCGCTTTTTGCCCAGATGCGGTCTATGGGCATTGAGAACCCGGACAGATACGTTGTTGGCAGCGGCCTGAATAGCGTCAACCCAATCACTGGTCAGCCTGAGTTCTTCTTCAAGAAGATCAAGCGCCTCGTCAAGAAGATCGCCGCCCCGGTTGCCGGTACGATTGGCTTTGCTATTGCTGGCCCTGCTGGCGCTGCAATCGGTTCTGGGCTTGGCTCTTTAGTCGGCGGTGCTTCTCCAAGGCAGGCTCTTACGAATGCGGCCATTGGCGGTTTTCTGGGCTATGGGGCTGGTAAATTTGCCCCGAATCTTCAGGGCCAACTTCAGGGTGCCTTCCGTGGCATCCCCGGCATTGGTGGCCTTATGCCCGCACAGGCTGTTCCGGCATATGATCCTGCCTTCATCGACTTTGCCCGCTCCAACTATGGATCGCCTATTGTTGGCGTTGATGCCCAAACTAATGCTGCTGCGGGTAGTGGTCTGATCTCTAGGATCGGCAAGTTTGTTAAAGAAAAGCCTTTACCTGCCGCCGGTATTGCTGGCGCTGCGGGTCTCGCAATTTCCTCGCTTATGAGTGGCTCTGGCGCAGAAGAAGAGGAATTTCCTGACCGCCTCAGGTATCAGGATTATTTGCGTGAGAGAAATGCCCTTGGAGATAACGCAACCCCGGATCAAGTAAGGCAATTGCGTATCAGTTATGGCCTATCGCCAACTCCTCCGACTCCTATGGAGGGCCTTCAGCCCGGATACGGCATGGCTGACGGCGGCAGTGTTTCCCAAGAAGAGAATCCGGGAAATGTTAGCCTTAGGGCAGCGTATGCTAATGCGCTTAATAAAGAGCTAGGTCCGCTTC